ATGCGAGAACTAGAAATACTACTCATTAATTTTCGTATTGCTAGTAGTGTAGCAGTATTGACTCGAGCAAGTTCTCCACTTGATAAAGCTAATATGTCTACTACTTTTGAATTGTCTGTAATTTCTACATTCAATTTGTCGTTCGTAACTACAAACTCCAAGCTGAAACGACCAGATGAAAGTTCTGCAAGATACTCATTTGTCAAGTCCTCTAGGTCTTTGACAAGGTTTTCGATTTTGTATGCAAGTAATCCGTTTGTACTGAAAGCTTTTTTCAGTATCTCAAGATGAGTTGCTTGTTCTTCGATTTTACCCAATGCCGCGACAACTTCTTCCAGTTGCGTTTCCATACCCTCCGATTGTTCTTGTATAATTGAGATACGAGTATTGTGGCGTTCTGCCACTAAGTTACTTGCACTTACATTCTCTATCTCGTTTCTTATATTCGCAATCTTGGAAGAAAGTTCGTCGATTTGGGAAGAAAGTTTGTCGCCGTCTAAAATTTGAGAGTCAAGACCATTGTCCCAATCTCGAATAAGACTCTCATATTCTCGTTGATGATTGTCCCGAATTACTACTTGTTTATTATTGTCTCGGGCTTTCTCCATTTGCTCATTCAAAACAACTATGTTATTGTGCGCGTTGGTTCTTGCATTGAGATAATCTATATTTAATTGTTCCAATTTTTCTTCATCTATCTCCTGCTCACAGGTAGGGCATTGCCCATCAAGTTCCGAGAGTTTATCCATGTGCGCTTGAGCTTCAGACAATTTGGAACTATATGTTCCATGTTTCTGCAGCATAGCGTCAAGGTCAATGTAATCTCCCTTGAATAATCTATGCTCACTGTTTTCGTATTCACCAAGTTGTTCTTTTATAAAATTATTATCTATAATTTTTTTATTTCTCTCAGAGATTTTTTCAAAATCGTTTCGTAATATCTGTAAATAGTTCTCGTCTTTTTCTGAGAATTTTGGCAGATTTAACACTGGAAGTATATTGGTACTCTCCAATTTATTTTCATCTAACCATTTTACTATTGTGTCAGACTTACCGTTGAGGTTATTCACTTCAAACGAAATGTCTCTAGCTGCTTCCTTGAATATATCAAAGAATTCTACATATTCTTCTAGCTTTAGCAGATCAATGAGAAACTTTTTTCTGTTTGTATCTGTCGCAGTTAGGAACTGTAATGATGTATTCGTGTTCTGATACACGAGTTGTGTAAATGTTTTAAAATCTAATCCAAGTAAATCTTGGACTGTTTTATATGTATTTGTAGCTGTGTGGCTAGAAATATCATCTCCATTCTTGTAAAGTTTACACTTGATACTTGCTTTACGAGACACATCAATCTCGTAGTCATTATCATCTACTTGAAAAGTAAGATTTATACTGTATCCGTCATTTACAAAACGGTTTTGGATTTCTTGTTTCTTTATTCCTTTGCTGTTTTTATTAAAGAGTACTTCTTCAATAATAAGTGGAATTGAAGACTTGCCCATTCCATTTGTCCCAACAAGCTGGGTAAGATTACTGTCGTTAAGATCAAGAATATTGTCTCTGCCATAACTGAAACAGTTATCCCAGCGTAGCGTTTTTAGAATAATCATTAAACACTCCCATTATTGATTTAATTTTATCATCATTTAAATTAAGTATAGCACTCATGTACTCTACCAGTTCTTCCTCTATAGTCAAATCTTTCAAATTCAATGTAGCTTCACTACTTCGTTTTACTACTTTCTTATCGAGTAGTTCCGAATTTTTGATTGTTGCAAGGTCAGCTACATCTCCTTCGATTTCATATATGGTATGGTGAAAGTCAGTGGCAATCATTTCATCTTCTGTTGTTACGGTTTTCCTTAACAACTGTGGAAGATCAAATTCATGCCATGTCCAGTCTGAACCATCAATTATTAGATAGCCTGTTTTAACTACATCTCTATGAAAAGAAGTAGTCATTGGTGAACCAGGATAGACAATGTTTCTCTGAGTGTTTGTATGACTGTGTAAGTCGCCAGCAAATACTACAGGGAAATCTTTAAATCTATCTAAGTCAACCTCAGGTGTTACATGAGGGGGTATTTCACCTCTCACATGAGTATATAAAGGTTTACTACTATCACAGGCTTCTATTGCTCCCTTCTTATGCAAATCTGCATATGGAAGAATAGTCCCCCAATCAAACTCTGTAGTTTCATCTATGATAGTAACTAAGGGGTTTACATCAGTCGTGGCACGCTTAAGATTAGAAAAGAAAGTTTTGTTTTTCTTTGTTGCTTCATGGTTACCATCATAAATGATAGTAGGAATTGTTATCTCTTTAATAAAATCAAAGTAGAGTGTCAACTCGTCCATTGAAGGAACTCTGTCAAACAAGTCCCCACCTATAACATGTAGGTCTACTGTTTCCTCTAAGGTATGAACTACCTCAAAGAATAAATCATATCGACTACACGCCCAAGGCATGGGTACATTTTTCTGTCCTAGCTTAATATGCCAGTCTGCTGTAAATAAAATCATCCTACGAATTCGTCCCCAGGCGTCCAAGAACACCCTGTAAGACCACCAGCTTTTAGAGCTTGTAGTGTTCGTAAAACTTCATTTGCATTTCTTCCTGTATCTAATGCATTTACTGATACATGCTGAACTATACCTTCGGGATCAATAATATATGTTGCCCTAAAGTGTACTCCATTATCCTCGTCAACTATTCCTAGTCTGTGTCCAAGTTTAAGACCTGAATCTGCACAAAGAACATGTGTAATGTGTTTAATATCATCATTTTGTTCTTTCCATGCAAGTTTACAGAACTCATTATCTCCACTCACGCCTATGACGTCAGCATCACTAACTAAGTAGTCCATGTCTTTGATCTCTGTTGGGCAAATGAAAGTAAAGTCTTTTGGATAAAAGTACATTACTGTCCATTCGTTTAACAATAAGTCGACATCAACGATAGTATTTGTATCGTTTACGCCTTGCATATTGAAACTTGGGAATCTATCTCCTACTGATACCATAATGTTCTCCTAAGAAATACTGAACTCAGAGTCAACATCACTAGGTGTTTCAGCACCCTCAGATGGTTGTGTTACTCTTTGTAATAGTTCTAGCTGAGCATCAGCTGTAGGTCTAGGAAGGACATCATCCATAGAACGAAGATCAGCAGTAGCTGCTAGTTCTGTTTCGTTCAAAGGTCTTGGTTTGCATTTTAATGCTTGTAATCTGTACTCTACATTAAAAGCCATTGGTCCAGTTTTAACTCTTTGGAAGCATACGTCCCAACCTGTTTCGGGATCGGTAGGATCACCGAGATCTTCAGCTGCAACCATGATTTGTTCCATGAGTTTCTTTTTGAGATTAACAACTTTTACATTGCCATCTGCAGGATCTATGCCTTGAATTGCATATGCCCAACCACATTTAAGGTCAGGAAAGAATTCTCTTACATAGTCTTTGTCTTTGTTGTTGAAAGTTTCTGTCTCACGATCGTAAGCTAGACATTCCATAGGAATATTCTTGCCATTTTCTCCTTTGATCCAGTAAACATATCTTGGTAAGATGTCTCCAACTAAGCGAATTACATTATCGCCCTCTTTATAAGTGTATTGGTCTATCTTGTCTTTTTTTGCACTACCCTGTGCTTGGTTAAATTTTAATGCCATTATGTTCTCCATTTAGCGTTATCCTCAAATAGAAAGTGTACTAGACCGTTTTCTACTCGAAGCATTCTGTTGCGATTTACTATCGTTGTTTCGACAGGTAAGTGTATCAACTCTAGTGTTGTCTCACCTGTTCGGTTGTAATTAAAATAATTTCGGTACGAGGCAACTGCAATATATTCTGCAGCTTCCTTGTTGCTATAATTTTTTCTCTCTGCTAATAACTGTCGGGGGTTTAGTAAAAAACTATCGCCCACAAAACTTTTACCAAAATATTTGTAAGTCTTGTCTTTCTTACTAGCAGGGATTCTCTTATAAGTTAAAAGATGAACGATTGTAAGAATCGAAGTTGAATCTCCATTCGTCTCTCTAAATATCTTTTCCCAATTATATTTTATCATATATTATAACAAATTTTAAAACTCATGTCAAGTAGTATTTTTCGGAGGTTCTCACAAGGTAGATATCTCGTATCCTTCTTTGAGGTAGTACCCCATGCGCATACTAGCTTGTCTACTTGCTGTCTTTCCGATTAAGTTTATGTCCACTACTATAGGTTGTTTCTTGTCCTCGTAGTCCCTAATTATTCTTCCAATGAGCTGTGTAAGTAACGGCTCATTATTTACTGGTGTAGCAAGAATTAAACAACTAAGAATATTTAAAGAAATACCCTCAGAGAAAATAGACTGTGTCCCATACAGAACATCTTTATCGTCAAAAATCTGTTTAATTATATCTGCTCTATCTTCGTGATGGATTGCTCCCGTCACACAAACTGCGTTATCACCAGTGAGTTTGGCACAGTTCTTTAGGAAATCTACTCTATCAGATACCACTAACACTTTATGACCTTTTGCTGCGTATGAAGCAGCAGTCATAGCCACAGAGTGTTGGTACTCTGGGTTGTAGGCTAATTCATTTACTCTATTAGCCCAAGGTATATTATTTCCGTCCATGAAGCGTATATCCAATCGTAGGATATTAACTTTAGGAACCATAAAGTTTTCCTTTGGTGGTTTAAGAACATTATCTCCAAAGTAATCACGAAAGACGACATGTCTCCCATCTTTTCTTTGTAATGTTCCTGTCAACCCTATCTTATGTCTAGCACAATTCTTATCTATGATTCTAGAAAAAGTTGGAGCGCTACAGTGATGCATTTCATCTAAGATAATAGTTCCGAACTCTTGTCTTATTTGTGGAATCTTTCTGTATAAACTCTGAATATTGCCAATGACGATAGGGTGGTTAAGTTCAAATTTACCACTACCTATAATCCCAGCTTTAAAACCAAATACTTTTTCTACTTCATCTTCCCACTGTTTGCGCAATGCCAAAGTATGAGTAACTACCAGTGTTTTCTGTCCGAGTTTGCCAGCTATTGCAAGACCTGTAAATGTCTTGCCCCAGCTTACCCATGCGTTTATTATACCACCGTCTCCAATCTGGTCATAAACTTCTTGTTGACTTGGTCGTAATGTTAAATTAAATTTTGGGAACTCTACTGGTTTGTGTATTCTCTTGTCTGTAATTTCGTGGTCGGTTGGAATTAAGTCTAGTCTGCCTACTGGTATTGCAACGAGTCCTTGTCGTATCATTGCCATATTTTTTATAATTAAAGGCGGATCTCCATACTTAAAAGAGGGAATTGAATAAGTCAGTTCCTTATCAATATTTTGTTGCTGATGCGGAAGTACTTCTAGGTATATCCTATCACTTATTACTGCTTTCATTACCAGTTATGTACTACATTAGCTACAATAAAGAAAGCACATATTATATTAACTAATAGTATTCCTGTTCTTATCATACCAACAATATCATCATTGGTGGGATCATAGCCATCCTGCTCACTATATGAACCTAGAGCATGTTTCCATATTGTCCATATATTTTTCATGAGTGATATAGTCTTGTATTCCAAGGGTTTATGTTTATAGATGTTCTGACTCCTTCGAATTCTTCTACTCCATGATAGAGTCCTTTTGAAAATATTACTAATCTATTTGATTTAGGTACTACTTCTACTCCATTATCGAACTGCAATTTACCATTAACTAAATCTTCTACCTCTAGATAATATACTGTTGAGCATACGGGATATCTAGCCATTCCTAATTTTAGGTAAGCAGTTTCATCTTTGTCATGATGCCATTGCATAGGTCGTGTATTGGTGTGTGTCCAATAATCATAACCTATAATTTCACTAAGGTCAAAGTATTTCCCTGCGCGTCTACATATTTCGTAACACATATGACTGTTGGGGTGTTTAGAATTGACAGGATGCCAACCTTCTCCCTCTTTATCTAATACTCCGCTAACAAAATTATCTGTGGAACGATTAATATTTTCTTTCCACTTCTCCATTTGTAATTGAGTAAATACTCCATCTATAACTGTTATCACTCTTTTTCTCCATAGTATTCTTCCCACTTTTCTTCGTACAGGAGTCGAAACTCTTCTACTGTAGGTACTGGTACATGGATAGTTGGATTCATTATTTCGAGCTCAGCAAGATCATGCACATGAGTTGCATATGCTACGAGTAATTGTTTTTCAGTGTATAGAATCAAATCTTTCTCCATGTATTCTTTTTCTTTTCAGCTGATGTATCATACAACAGCCAAGGGACTCCTGCCCTATATAATATGCCTGCCCAAGACTGGTCTTTTCTTAGAGGTCTTGCAAGAGTAAACGGGAAAGGACAATCCTTTATCCATAGCACACTAGCTATATCTTTTTGATCTACTCTTATAATTTTGTGGTATTTTAAATCTACTTTTGTATTTTTCTCTTTTACAAAGAAATAACCTGAGTTATCTATATAAAATTTACCTTGATGTGCTAGATATGATGGTATGTCCTGTATCATGTACTTTATAGGATACATACTTTTCATTGGACTTTGTAATCGTCTCAATCCAAGAGTATTTCCTTTCATGTTTCTGTCATCTAATACTTGATCTTCTATCCACAGCAATCCGTCAACTGACAGGATTTCATCTGTGTGAATAGGATATATTGGAAACTTTAGTCTATCATATATCATACATCTTTTCAAACTTTCCGAAGGAGTAATCGTCTCCTACATCAAAGTCGCAGCCTACTGGACAGCCAGGAATGTATATACCTCTATCTTTTTGTATACAACTCTGAACTATCTTTTTGTAGGCATCTACTTCACACTCATCTACTTCTGCGAGTATTGAGTCATGAACTAGGGCAAAGATTCTCATCTCTTTTGTTTTGTTAATAGACTTTATGTGATTATGAGTATCTATTGCTCCTAGTAAGTTGATATCAGAAGCTACAGATTGAACTAAGAAGTTTAGTCCAGATCGTACTTCATGACTTTGTATTCCTTGATTGTCAGAACGGACATTCGGTAGCCTTCTTTTTCTGCCATACTGGGAATAAATGAAACCATTATCCATGATGTACTTACTAGAATGATCTATCCACTTTTTAAGTTTGTGGAATTGTCTGAAGTAATCATCAATGACTTCTTGTGCTTCTTGTTTGCTAAAGTTTTTGCCCGAGTCTGCTGTTACTTGCTGTGATATTTTATTTGATCCAGCACCATACATTATGCCGAATGTTACAGCCTTGGCTGCTTGTCGTTGTGTGGAGTAAAGTTCTGCAACTTCTTCCGCCTCACAAGGAAGGTTGAACACTAACTTTGCGATGCTGCTGTGGAAATTACCACCAGTCTTAAATACATCCATTAGGTTCTTATCATCAGCAAGCACAGCAGCGACATACACTTCTGCAGTTGTTAAATCCATTGCAACTATCTTTTTACCTTCTGCGGCACGCATACATCCTTTCACTATAGGATTGTCTCTAGGTATTTTTTGCATATTCATTTTCCCACTAGAAGATAGTCTGCCAGATGTCGTGCCATGTAAATTAAACCCTGTGCGTAATCTACTATCTTTATCTAATTGTGGATATATTTTGTCTAAGTAAGTATTCTTAATCTTAGACTTCTGTCTAATAGAAAGAATATGCTTAGGTATCTCATGTTCTTCTGCTAATTTGTTTAGTACTTCTGCATCTGTTGAATGTGCACCTGTACCAGTTTTCTTTCCTGTAGGTTTAAGACCTACGAAATCAAACAGTAACGATCTTAGCTGTACTGTACTGTTTGGATTAAATTCTTTTTCTTTTGCAGCTTCAAATGTTTTTACTGCTGGGAACTCATATAGTTCTGCTACTGCATTATCTATATCTGTTTGCATTAGGTCTCTGCCTTTCAATAGTCTTAGCTTGTCAAAAGGAACACCATTATCTTGAATGTCAGTTAAAAAACGACAGCCAGGTATAAGTATATTCTCATATACACTAAACAGTTTTGCGTTCTTCTTAACTGCTGGATATAGTTTTTCAAACACTAATAGAGTTACTACTGCGTCCATTGCAGCGTATGTTTTCATAATGTCAAAAGGAATGCTTCCCCACTGAAAGTCTGCTTTCAGTATTCGATTCTGCCTTTTGTAATTATCAATCCACTCGTGCATAGGCTTCTCGTAGTCACCATAATCAGTATGTTCCATAGCTAATTGTTTTAGTCCATGTCCGCCAGGAACTTCGTCTAGACAGTAATGTAATAACATGGTGTCTTCAAACTTTGGAAATTTAAAGTTGAAATGATACTCGAAGAAAGCTAAGTCAAACTTTGCATTGTGAAATACTACTGTCTTAGTATCAAATATCTTCTGCATTATTTCTTCTATGTCAGGAGTTATAACATCTGTAAGTATGTATGCTCCCTGATGTTTTTTATATGACATACTAAATCCAAGCATATATCCATCTCTAGGATATAGTCCTGTAGTTTCTGAGTCAAGTGCTATGAACTTGTTAGGGTGATCCAGTGCCTCTTGCAAGAATACTCTTGCCTCAGCTTCATCATCAATACCTCTAGCCTGTTCGTTAGTTACTTTCTTTACTGTAAGATTACCACTAATATAATTTATGATATTCTCTTTGCTTTTATCCCACATAGGCTTAGCCTCGGGTTTGAAAGAAAGCATAGCAGGATTTATTACTGGTAAGAATTTATCATCTATACACTTACCACTATATTCTGTTATAGAATTAGCACTAGTGAAAGACTTTAAACATTCTGAACCTACTAGTACAACCCAATCGTAAGTGTCTACATCTATCTCTATGTCTACATCTGCTTTTAATATTTTCTTTTTGCTACTGTCTGAGCAAAGAGCATATCTATCAAACTCAAATGCACCATCAAATCGGTCTGCCCAACTTGTTCTGCTCATCTTCGATTCTATTATTGCTACTTTTGTCATTTGTTTTTCCATTTATATATTATATCAAATTCTGAACGCTGTGTCAAGAACTATATAACCTTTCTCTTAATTTTTGTACCTGTGTTTCTGCAAGTGCGCCAGGATCCATGTGCTGTCCTAGATTTATGTTTCGTGATGTTAGTCCTACTTTATCAGACAATATCTTTAGAGCTTCAGCTGCATCTTGCCCTGCAGTGTCTCCATCAAATATTATATCTACTCCTTCCACATTTTGCATTTTAAGTATAGATAATTTATCTTCATCTATATTCTTTGTACCAAAGCAACAGATTGCATTTGGTAATCCTTTATCAAAAAGATTTATCATATCAAATATCCCTTCGACTAGAATAACTCTGCCCTTAATAGGTTTAACAGCAGAGGGGTAAAGCGGTAACTTTGCTTGTGGAGGGTATATGAGATACTTTGGTATCTCAGTCATGGTCATATGTCGACCATTGAAAGCTACTACCTTACCCGTAATGTCACGCACAGGGAAGACTAATCTTCCGTTAAACTGTGTCTCGTGATGCATAAAAGCATCGAA